ACAAGCGCATTTGAGCGCTGGCTGGTACATTGACACTGATTCTGCATTCAAAGCCGCTGGCGACGCTGCCATTGCGACTCGGAAAACTGCTGATTGGCGGAACAAGAAGAAGTCGTCAAAGCGTAAAAGTGAATTCAAGATTGCCAAGGCAAAGGCTAGGGCTGAAAAGACAGCACGAGAAACTGGTGTTGCTGTTGCAGAACCAGACGATAATGCACAACCAACCCGTGCAGAATTGGAGCAACAAGCTACACTTCTTGGGTTAAAGTTTGACGGTCGCACTACTGATAAGCGATTGCTTGAACGAATCACGGAAACCATGAAGGACACCTGAAATGGGATATTCCAAACGCCAATTTGTTGCAGCGGCCTTTGAAGAAATCGGGCTTGCGTCTTATGTTTTTGATCTGACGCCAGAGCAATTTCAAAGCGCTGTGCGTCGTCTTGACGCAATGATGGCGACTTGGAACGCCAAGGGTATTCGTTTGGGTTACCCGTTGCCAAACTCTCCACAAGATTCTGACTTGAATGAGCCAAGCAATGTGCCTGATTCAGCCTACGAGGCCATCATCACAAATCTGGGTGTAAAGATTGCGCCGAGTTACGGTCGCACTCCAACCAACGACACCAAGATCACTGCAAAGCAGGCGTACGACACGTTGTTGGCTCGTGCAACAGCACCCATTGAGCAACAGTTGCCAAGCACTATGCCAATAGGTTCTGGAAACAAATCGTGGCGCTGGAGCAACCCATTTGTTCCGCGTCCCGTTGATCCGGTTTTGGCTGGTTCTGACGGACTCATTGATTTCAACTGAGGGGGCATCATGCCAACTATCAATCAACTTCCACTGTTGTCGTCAGCTTCATCCGGTGATCAAATCCCGGTTTACAGTCCAAACAATGGCGATTCACGGCGTTTGCCTATCTCGGCTCTGCTGACGTATTTCCAGCAATCGTTTGCCTCCCCGACGGTTGCAACAAACCTGTATACCCCAGGCACAGGCTTCAATATTGCAGCACCGACACCAGTCAGTGAGCAGCAATGGATTCTGATTCAGCCTGCCAGCACTTTGGCTACGGGAACGATCACGTTGCCATTGAACACTTCAACACCGGATGGCACTGAAATTCTGGTAACGACAACACAGCAGATCACGACGTTTACGTTAGCACTCAATGGCGCTGCGGCTGCTTTTGGTGATCCGACAACGCTTGCTGCGGAAGACTTTTTCCGCATGAGGTTCTACCAAGCCACGAATTCGTGGTATCGCATTGCATAGGAGTTTCACATGGCAATTCTCAATCAATTCCGTCCACGCTACGGCTCCAATCAGGTCGTTACGCCTGCGGCAGCTTCAGCCAGCATCAACATTGCCAAGGACGACACAGCCGTTCGCTTGGTGAACAGTGGTGCCAACATTTGCTATGTGCGTGTTAGAAATGCAGCCGGTACTGCGACAACAGCAGACCTGCCAATTCGTGCTGGCAGCGAAATCATTGTGCGCAAAGGCGGTGACGACACTGTTCTTTCGCATATCAGCGCAGCAGGCACGACTCTGAATGTCCAGACGGGCGAAGACGGTATCTGATAATGGCTAAGTCGCCTGCTTGGACTCGCAAGGAAGGACAGAATCCCAAAGGTGGCTTAAACGCTGCTGGACGGGCTAGTCTGAAAGCGGCAGGACAGAACATCAAAGCCCCTGTCAAGTCTGGCGACAATCCACGCAGAGCATCGTTCCTGGCTCGCATGGGTAATATGCCCGGCCCTGAGTACAAAGACGGAGAGCCTACTCGGCTCCTACTCAGTCTAAAGGCTTGGGGCGCGTCCAGTAAAGCAGATGCCCAAGCAAAGGCCAAGAAAATCTCAGCCCGAAATAAGGCGAAGTAATGCAAATCCCCATCGTCAGCGGCATTTTTACAGATAGCGGCCCGGACTTTCGCACGGCCTATCCGGTAAATCTGATTGTCACGCCCAAAGGTAGTGGCATCAGTGATGCTTACTTACGTCCAACTGACGGCATTGTGGCAAATGGAACCGGCCCAGGCATTGATCGTGGTGGCATTAACTGGAACGGCGTGATGTACCGGGTGATGGGAACCAGTTTGGTATCCGTGGCAAGCGATGGCACAGTTACCACGTTGGGTGACGTAGGTTCTGGTGGCCTTGTTACGTTTGACTACAGTTTTGATGTATTGGCAATTGCATCAGGTGGTCGCTTGTATTACTGGATTCCAGTTAACACCACAGCCACATTGGTATGGAACCCAACTGCACCAATTCTGAGGCAAGTTACCGATCCAGACCTTGGTTTGGTGCTAGATGTTTGCTGGATTGATGGTTTTTTTATGACCACGGATGGTGAATTCTTGGTTGTAACAGAGTTGCTAGATCCCATGACGGTAAATCCATTGAAATATGGAACCTCAGAAATCGACCCTGATCCAGTAGTATCACTGATCAAACTACGCAACGAAGTCTACGCTTTGAACAGCAACACCATTGAGGTGTTTGACAACGTGGGTGGAGACCTTTTTCCATTTCAACGAATTGATGGCGCACAGATTCAAAAAGGTACATTAGGAACACAAGCCAATTGTATATTTGTTGAAACTGTCGCATTCCTTGGTGGTGGACGTAACGAAGCTCCAGGAATTTACATGGGGTCAAGCGCTACAGCCAACAAAATCAGTTCAGATGAGGTTGACCGGATACTGCTGAACTACACCGAGGCCCAATTGTCTTTGGTTAAGCTAGAAGCACGTAACGACCGCAACCATCAGTTGCTTTATGTCCATCTTCCTGACCAAACCTTGGTCTTTGATTATGCTGCGTCTGAGGCATTGAAGCAGCCTATTTGGCATATTTTGGTAAGCACATATGTCGGACTATCTCAGTATCGTGCCAAGAACATGGTGTGGTGCTATGACCGTTGGAATGTAGGTGATCCACAATCGTCATCGTTGGGATACTTTACCAACACCATTGGCTCTCACTGGGGTCAGTTGGTACGCTGGGAATTCAGCACATCCATCATCTACAACGAAGGCAATGGCGCTTTGATCCACGAACTGGAATTGGTGGCTCTTACAGGTCGAGTTACCGGGTCTCCCGTACTGTCTACATCGTACAGTCTTGATGGCCTATCGTGGAGCCAAACACACACAATCTCAGCAGGCGGTATTGGAGATCGTTTGAAACGTCTTGCCTGGTTCCGACAGGGACACATGAGAAATTGGCGTGTACAACGCTTTCAAGGCGTATCTGATGCCCATCTGTCGTTTGCCAGACTGGAAGCTCAGATTGAACCATTGGCATTCTGATGGCAACAGCACCCTACTCGCGCAAGCTAAATCTTTCACGGGATCAGCTCGCGCAGTTTTTGACTGACCAACAGCAGATTAGACAGTTTGAGCTGTTGTTTTCCACGGTTGACACACTAACGCCTATCGTTGGTACTGATTTTGAGTACCAAGCAGACACAGCCGCAGCAAATGCCAACAACGCACTAGCGCAGATCAGCGCACTCGGTCAAGATGCAGCAGTCAGCGCAGCAATCATTGATGGAAAAACCACTCTCGCACTAGATCAGATTGCAACCTTGGCGCAAGAAACGTCTGTCAGCATCGCGTCAGCCGAGAACAAAGTCAACCAGGCAATGGCCCTAATCGCTCAACTGACAGCCGCAGTTGAAGGGTTGCAGATGACCCCAGCCCCGCGAGAGTTTAAACGCAGCCGGTATGGATCGTTCTACGACACCACAACACAGACGGCCACGATTATCAACACGGCCACGGCCATCACGTTTAACACCACAGACTTGAGCAATGGTGTCTATCTTGGATCTCCTACATCCCGTGTCTACGTAGACACAGAAGGCGTCTACAACTTTGACACATCTTTTCAGCTTGATAAAACTGCTGGTGGTACAGGAGTCTTTGACTTTTGGTTTCGTTTAAATGGTGTGGATGTAGCAGACAGCGCCAGCAGAATCAGAGTTCAGGGCAACAATGCCGAAGTTTTTTCATCGCTAAATTATTTCTTTGATCTCAAAGCAAATGACTATGTTGAACTGATGTTCTCGGTCACTGATCTAACCATAGAAATTACTGCCTTTCCAGCCTCTGCACCACATCCAGGCATTCCGTCCATCATTCTCACAGTATCAAACAATATCGGAGGTATCCAATGACCGTATCAATCACAGTGCTTATCCCGGCAAAACAAGCCGAGAATACTCAAACAACGCAGTACACGGCAGTGAATTGCAAAGCAATCATCGACAAGTTTACCGCCACCAACACCAGCGCGGCTAACGTAACAATCAGCGTCAACCTGGTGACCAGCGGCGGCAGCGCGGCCACATCAAACCTGATTGTTGATACCCGAAGCATTGCACCAGACGAGACTTACACATTTCCAGAATTGGTAGGGCAGTCTTTAGCATCAGGTGGATTCATCTCAACCATTGCTAGTGCAGCCACATCGCTTACTATTCGGGCATCTGGGCGCGAAATCGTATAATGAGCGCACCGAGTTCATGGCTGCCGGTAGCCTCTGAGGATGCCATGACACTTCTACACCAGCATTTTGATAACTTGATGCTTCCACACGCTGCGGTGGATTGGCTTATCATGCTCGGTAAATCCATACAGACGTTTGAAGAATATGAAGGAGTTTGATCATGGCTATTGATCCAATTACCATGGGCCTAGTCCTTGGAGGATCGTCTTTACTCAGTGGATTGATGTCTTCAAACGCCGCAAGTAGCGCAGCGTCTACACAAGCTGGTGCGGCCCAGGCTGGCATTGAAGAACAACGGCGTCAGTTCGATGCCATGCGCAAATTGTTGGCACCTTACGTATCGGCAGGGCAGGGTGCTCTTGGACAGTACGCACCTTATCAACAAGCTGGTGCAGGCGCACTTCCAACGCTTCAGCAGTATTCACAAGCAGGTCAGAGTGCGTTAGATCAGCAGATGGCTCTTCTTGGGATGGCTCCTGAAACCATAGCGCCTCCAATGGGTGGTGGTGCAGCACCAATGGGTGGTGGCTTTGGAGGTGGATTTGCTGGCTTTGGCGGTGCAACTCTTGCTCAAATGGCCCCAGCAGCAAGGTCTGAGGCTGATATTCGTAATGCTTTGATTGGGCAATTTACATCACCAACACGGACAGAGCAATACGGAGGCATGGGCGGTGACTTTACGCGCACGGTTGGCGGTGAAATTGATCAAGCAGGTCTTGCCGAGGCAATTCGCAATGTGCAAGCGCAAGAAGAAAATGCTCAAGCGCAGGCTCAAGCGCAGGCTCAAGCCCAAGGTGGTCAAGCACAAGCTAGTCCTGCCATGCAATATGTTGGTGGACAAGCTGGTCAAGATGCACAACGCGCAGCCATCGAGCGAATCAGCGGTGGAGAGCAATTCAAGGCACTTGCACAGCAAGGCGAAGAGGCCATGCTTCAACGAGCATCAGC